CAAAACGACGGCAAAATTGTCATCGGTGAGTATGCGGCCAACATTGCCAAAGTTGCTCCAGTTGCAGCGGCACTAAAAATTCCCCTTGAAGAAATAAACGCTGCAGTTGCACAAATTACAGGAGGAGGACAAGGAGCAGAGGTTACATTTACGGCCTTAAAAACAGCACTTGCTCAGTTAGCCTCTGGAAATGTTGGTGAAAAGCTAAAAAAGTTTGGCGTAAACATTGATTCAAATACTTTGGCTGCGGATGGGTTTATTGGAACACTTAAGAAAATTAAAGAGTCTGGCGCTGATACTGGTGAAATCCTAAAAGCTTTTGGCACAGAAGCCGGTCCAGTCTTGCAGCCATTGCTGAATGATTTTGGAAAACTAAATACTCTACTTGATAATCAAAAAAAATCTCAGGGCAAGGCTTCAGAGGCAGCTTTTAAAGCTACTGACACGATTGAAAAAGCAATTAAAAGATTGTCAACAGCTTTCCAAAATATATTTTCAGACGGTTCTGAACTAGGGCTATTGCTCAAGGGGACTTTTCAAGTTGCTGCTGTCACTGTTGAAGTGCTTGGAGCTTCTATTAAGGCGTTGTTAGCTCCTTTCCGTGGGATAGCAATGGCTGCTTCTGAGTTTTTTGATGCGCTTTCGCCTTTTGAAGACAACATAACACTAGCAATGGCTCTCGAAAAGGGTTTTCAGCGAATAATGAAAGCCGCAAGCTTTGCAACAGCGGTAGTTACTGGATTCTTTAAATCTACTGCCGGTCTTGCTTATGACGCACTTCTTGCAGTTGTAAATTTTGGCAAGGGCATTGCGTCTCAAGTTGTGCAAGCTTTTGCTGGGCTTGGCGAAAAAATTCACGAAAAGCTAACGAACATATATAACAAACTGCCTCCGCCCTTAAAAACGCTTGTAGACATGGCGGTTGGAGCCGCAAACGCCGTTAGCAACTTTGCAGGGGGAGCGGCTTCAAGTGTTGCAAACACGGTGGGCAAAGGAGTAAACGATTTAGCAAAGGCTGGTGGATTTGGCGCAACATCTACCCAACAACCAGGGGAGCAACAACCAACAGCTCAAAACACTATTAATCAAACAAATGGTGGACTGACAGACACTGGCAAGCAAAAGCTGGACATGTCGGAAAAAATGCTTGAACTAAATAGAAGGCTAAGAGAAGAATCTGAACTAGGCAACGAAAGAGAAGTGGCGACTCTGGAATTAATGATTGAGCGCCAAAAAATTGCAGAAAGTAATCTTACTCCTGTCAAAAAAATAAATGATTTAGAAGAAGCAACTTTTAAGTTTAGGCAAAAAGTGTTTGCGTTAGATGAAAAAATAGCTGACCAAAAAGAAACTAACGCTAAAAAGTTAGCAGAGGCAGCAGAGAACGCGCGTAAAAATGATCCTCTAGTTCAAATGCAAGAAGAGCTGGACAAGCTTATTTCAAAAGAAACGCAGGCTTTGCACGCTGCTACTTCTATCGGTAACGCATTTACAAATGCTTTCGGTGACGTAATAACTGGCACCAAGTCTGTATCAGAAGCTGGGGCAGACATGTTGAAATCTATTGCTTCTGACTTCTTGGCAATGGCGAAAAAGATTATTGCTAAGCAATTAATAATGATTCTGTACCAAACTATCCTGAAGGCGCTTGGTGGGCCTGGTGGCGTTACTTCTGGGGAGGGGGTGAACTTAGGGCAAAACCCAAACTTCTTCAACGAAGGGCCACCACCGCTTCCGCCTGTTCCAAAACTTGCAGAAGGCGGCTACGTCAACAAGCCAACCAACGCATTAATTGGTGAAGGCGGCGAGCCTGAGTACGTCATCCCTGAATCTAAAATGCGTGAAAGCATGTCGCGCTATTCAAACGGCTCACGTGGTAATAGCGTTATTCCTGCTAACGGCGGTGGCTCTGGAATGGAAGACAGCGGTGGCGGTGTTGCAGTTGCCGCTCCAATCGATGTTCGCTATACCGTGGAACGTATCAATAGCGTTGACTACATAACCGCTGATCAGTTTCAGACTGGGATGCGTAGCGCTGCAGAGCAAGGCGCAAAACGCGGTGAGCAGAATACACTGAAGAGATTACAGATGAGCGGTAGCACTCGCAAGAGGTTAGGTTTATGACAAGTTTTGCTTTTGGTCACGCGCTTCGGATAAAACCTAGAGAAACAGTGGATTACTTTTATCAGAATTTTTTTATTGGCAAAGAAATTACGCACAATAATTTAAAATATCAATTTGTTCCTTTTGGTTTTTCTGGTGTCACAGTCAACCGCACAGGTGATGGCTTAGAAGCAACGTTAGCCTTCCCCGTCAGCAAGGTGTCTCTTAGCTGGGGAATAAACGCTGTTGAAAGCACTTGGATAATGGAAGTTGATGTTTTAATTATTGAAAACCCTGACCCTGACACGGGTTTATCTGCAACAAACACTGTTGTGCATACCTACACCGGGCAAGTGTTAGGAGGGCAGTGGGACAACACTTCACTGAACTTAGAGCTGGGTTCAGTTTTAGATGCTGTTGGGACGGACGTGCCAAGACGTGCGTTGACCAATCGGATTGTAGGAAACCTACCAATTAGCAATAATGTCCGGCTGCGCTGATCTTATTGGGATGCCGTATCGGCTAGGCGCTGACGGCAGCGACGGTCATATTGATTGCATCCACCTTTGCTATCAAGCTTTAGGCCATATCGGCATTGACCCACCACCGTTTAAGCCGTCCTGGTACGAGGCAAGCAAATGGGAAGTATCGCGTGATTTGTTGGGCTGGGGTTTCCGGGTCAAGAAGCCTGAGTATGATGGCGATATTCTGCTGTTACCACAGCAATCTTGGGCATTTGCAGTCACATGGCAGACGGGAATTTTGTACATCAACAGGGAAATGCAAAAAGTGCAATGGTCTTCGGCCCGTCTGTTTACGACGTACCACTGCTTCCGTACGAAAGAGAATTAATCAAGACGATTGGGATTACAGAAGAAGAGTATCAACTTTTTGCGGCTGAAGTTAGGCGGCGTAGTCGATTAAGACCTGCAGAATATGCGGGCATCCCAGATGTTCGCAATGATGCAACAGCGATAGCAATTGTCAGTATTGCAATCAGCTTGATTTCGACTGGCGCGGCATTTTTGTTAATGCCTAAGCCAAAAATGCCTACGGCGCCTAAGTCAGGCAAGCTTGACTTAGAAAGCATCACAGGTGCTAGTCGTTTCACACCATCAAGAGGATTTGACACATTAAACGAGCTAGCAGACTACTCATCACCAATACCCATCATTTTTGGTTTATACAATGAAAAAAGAAAAGTCGGTGGGATGCTGGTTGAACCACGCTTGGTGTGGTCTCGTATGTTTAGTCATGGCACGCAACAGCAAGCCAAGCTTTTGTTTGTTGTGGGTGAACAAGGTTTAAGAGACACAAGTTCTGAGTCTGGCATTGCCAAACCAGATCTAGAGGGGATCTTTTTAGGCAACAACGCCTTAGACGCTATTTATGAAGACTTGTTTGCTTTTTACTGGAAACAAGAATACAAGTCAGACGACAGTGGACTTGTTTTTGGAAAGCACAAGATAGCCGGAACAAGACTTGGGAATGGAGCATCTGGCGACCCAGACGCTGGCGACAATGATGAGGTTTTTGTTTGCCCTAGTAACACGATGGATAATGACCCGGAAGCTTTTTGCCACGCATACTCCCCAGTAAATAATGTTCAATTCGGAGTCTACGGACCAATTGTTAATGGCACAGGGTATAGATTAAACTATCAAGTTATTAGCGTGCCTAGAGGGAAAGGCATAGGCAAAAAAGCACAAAGGGTAGATACAACTAGACGTTTAAAAATTATTGGTGATCTAAATTTAGGCCGTGACGGTGACGGCGACGTAAGACCTGGCACTCGCCCGAGTGATGACAAGGGTGGGAATGCGTATCTAACTGCAGTGCAAAAACAACGCCAGGAAGGGAAGGGTCGTATGTATAGCCCACGTATGGGTATTGTTAAGCATATTCGCGTTGGGGAAGATCCTACGAAAACAGACGACGATGAACTGACAAAAGTAATTAACGTCAAAGAAGGCGACGAAATAATTTTTAGAATTTCTCATTCTGAAATACCTAAAGACGCCTACAAAGGCAGGAAAGGTGAAGTAGGTGAAAAAGTAGACGATATAAACTCAACAGTCTTGTCTGAGCAACTTGCAGCTGATGCAGCAATGCAAAAGGGCGAAATATTTGCAATTGGCAACACTCTCTGGACGGTTACTAACAGGGATTCTGAGTTTAACCCAGAACTGACAAAGAAGGATGACCAACAAATTCGTCTTAAATGCATTGACACAAAAGAATCAATAGAGAAAAAGATAGGCATTGTAAACCTGAATAAAGTTGTCAGGCCAGATGTATATATAGATGATGTTCAAGGTGTTGGAGCGGGATTCTTCCCTCTCACCCACATCGCAACAGCGACTGTCCGCAATAACCGTCCAGCAGTTGTGACAGAGCTAGGTATAAAAAGCACCGTATATCAGAATCTGCAAGGGCTGTGTTCCTTCCCTGGACTGCCATCGTCAGAAGAGATCAAAGAATATGGAAAGGATAATGTAGTAGTGTCTACTGGAACAATCACAGCAACGATTGCCAGGTCTTCGTCGTTCAGAATGTTTATTAGGGAAGCAGGCGTTGACAAAAGCAACAAGGAGCATGATTTTAAGCCTTTAGTTAACACGGTTACAGGTTCTGAAGTATTTTTTACGGTAGTAGGGCAGCGACCTGTCTCGCAGTACAACTTTATTAGAATTAAAAACCCACAAGCCTTAAAGCCTCAAGAGCTTGAATTTAAACTCGTGCCTTTGCCTTCCGCAGAGATGCGTGCAATTGAAAATACTGCTGAGTTTATAAAGCTTGCAGCAAAACGTCCAGACAGCAATGCTGAAACTTCTTTGATAGAAGTAGAAGCTAAGGTTAGCAATATCCAAGGCACATTTAAAATTGTTGCTGCTGGGTCAGTAGT